AGATCTGTAGAGACCGTTATTTGGAAAAGAACGCGGATGCGGAAATTATGAGAGAATTGATGAAGTTCGGCAAGAAATTCAAGGATTATAAAAAACTTGATAAGCCTGCTGAAGATAAATCTCTTCTCGAAGAAGTTCCAGAATCCTGGTTAGACAATGAAATCGTTAGAACCACACCGAAAACTGCAGTTGTTCCTTTATCGGAACCCCTGAAAGTTCGGGTGATCACTAAGGGTGAATGTCTACCTGCGTACGTTTCCAAGTCTCTCCAGAAGTCTATGAAGTCATATATCGATAGATTTCCATCACTCGTTCTAACAACTCGTCCTTTGAAACAGGATGATTTTAGAAACGTGTGGAAACTCGAGAAAGACCTTGAGACAAAATTCGATATTAAACTCGAATTTACTGAACATGTATCTGGTGATTACAAGGCTGCTACGGATAAATTGAATATTGGTTTAACAAAATTAATATTCGAAGAGTTCTTAGAAGCTTTGAATGTCCCTATGGAAGATCGTGATGTTTATAGAGAAGTGCTTTATGCACAACGCCTATTTTATCCGAAAACCCAGTCAGAATTCTTGGCCAACCACCCTGAAACAAGTAAGTATAACGTCCCTGGTATCGGGGTTACATCGTGTGGAAATAAATTTGAAGCCTTCACAGTCATTCAACAGAATGGCCAATTGATGGGTTCAATTTTATCTTTTCCAGTACTATGTATTGCTAACCTTATTTGTTACAAGTGTGCTTTGGATGAATATATTAATCTCAACAGAAAGAAGGGTCAGCCTAAAAGACATGTTAATGTCTTCGACTTACCTGTTTTGGTTAACGGTGATGACATATACTTTAGATCAAATCCTATATTTTATAAGATTTGGATGAAGTATATTGAAATTGCCGGTTTCCAACTTTCAGTTGGGAAAAATTATGTTCACAAGAAGATCTTCACTATTAATTCACAGTGTTTTACTTACATCGAGTCTACTGATACGATTCGTGAAACTACTTTCTTGAACGTTGGCCTACTTATCGGCCAATCCAAGTCTGGTATTGTTGGGGAGAAACTCCCCACCTGGGATCTATATAATAAGGTCACCTCTGGTGCCTATAATAAAGTCCAGGCTCACAATCGTTTCCTTTATTATCATAAGGACAGTATTGCTCAGATCTCGAAAAATGGTAATTATAATTTGTTTCTTCCTAAGATCTTAGGCGGTCTTGGATTTGTAAGGCCTTCACCGGAGATTCCTGTGGAGATTACTGCTTTCCAGAGACAACTTGCGACTTATTTTCATAACAAAATTTCTTTAGCTTATCATAAGCCCACATTAGCATGTGATCTTAAGTTAAGCCAAGCTGTTTTGATCGATGAACATAGTCCCATTGCCTATGATCCTTATCAAGGTGAACCAGTTCTGCAATTTATTAAGAAAGGCGAAGAAATGCCTGTTGGTTTTAATTACCCTAATAAATTGGATAAGCCAGAACATTTAATGATTCACCATACCGAAGACCATTTCGAACCTAAACTTAAATTCCGTTCCATTGCGTCTAGTGTCCTCCGAGATTTTAGGAAATCGGATGCCATTAAATACAAAGGAAAAGAATGTTGGTTTGGTTTTGAAAAGTCCGTTACCGGTAACTACCCCTTTGAGGTTGTCCAAAGTGAGGAGTTTGATAAGGAGTCTTT